GGAATGATAGGCGCTGTAAACGCTGGCTATAGAGCGGGCAGAGAACTTGAAACTGCTAAAGAAGGTTTAAGTGATGCCCCAGATTCTTCTAATAAAAAGAAAGCTAACTGCTGGAAAGGCTATAAAGCTGTAGGTAAAAAGAAATCACCTAGCGGTAAGAAAACTAAAGGCGGTAAAACTAAAATGGTTAATAACTGTGTTAAGATAAAATAATGTTTAACTTACCAGAATCAACCTTTTTAAAGAAAGGTAAAATAAGAAAAACTACCAAAGGTAAAGGTCGTAACTTCAGAACAAAAGAAGAGGGTGCGGGTATGACATCTAAAGGTGTTAAAGAATATAGAAAGAAAAACCCTGGAAGCAAATTAAAAACTGCAGTTACTGGTAAAGTTAAACCAGGAAGTAAAGCTGCTAAAAGAAGAAAATCATTCTGCGCTAGGTCCAAAGGTTGGACTGGCGAAAGAGGTAAAGCTGCTAGGAAAAGATGGAAATGTTAATATCAGAAGAATACAAAAAGAAAATACAACATGAAGTTTTTTGATTTAAATAATAACGGAAAGTACGACTGGTGGGAATATATATTACCTATTTTATTGTTATTATGTGTAGAAATTATAGCTGAACTTGTAGCTAAATCTTTGATACCTTAGATTTTTTAGGAGCTGTTTTAATACGCTTCTCGCCTTTCATCCAACCATCATACTCTAGTGTTTTACTCTTTAAATCACTAAGTACATGCCATTTTAACTTACCACTTCTTTCTAGGTAAGAAACATATTGTTGTTCTAAATCCTTATCATGAGCAGACTTAGCCATCATATACACTGGTAAGTGCCAACTGTGAGGATCACAAGCGCTTTCATAACCTTGTTTATCGGTTCTTCTGTGAGGTACTGTTTTAGCAAAGAAATCAAAACCTATTAAGTTTAAGCTTTTATAAGTTTTAATCTTGTTAACAAACCAAAGTATACTTATAAAGCCAGCGCTAGGTCTTAAATCTTTACATTTTAATATATCTTTATCAAAAGACTTCATTATATTTATAATTTCTTCATCTGAGTACATAAACTCATACTTCATTCCTTTAGGTAAACGATCTTCTAAGTCCCAATTTTTTAAATGGAAATTACCTCTACATCTATTAACTAGTATTCTAGTATCTTTAAATCTACCCTTCTCAAAGTTTTCTCTATTCTTATGCCACTCAGGAGCTCTAAACTGACCTGTTATCCATATGTCACATCTAGAACCTAAAGATTCTTCTTGTTCTGGTGTTGCAGATATAGCTCTACCAAACCTAACAACAATGTCGTGGGATTCTATAAACTTAGCATGCTTATGCTTCATTATCTCTACAGAATTACCCACGAATATTATTGATTTATTTTTTACAAAGTCTTGTATACTTTCCACCATTCTTCAGATAATTCATCAAACCAAGGTCCACCTTCTGTATAGTGTATTGCTCTAGCATTTTCTTTTGTTATTTTGTCTATGCCAACTAGCATATTATACCTTTTAGGTATTTCACCTACAGACTTTTCGTTTAAAAATTTAAACTCATGTAATTGAGATGGTGTAGCTTTATCTAAATATTCTTTAGATAACTTGTTTTTTAACATATCACAATTAAACAACATTAAACTAGACCAGTTTTTCTTTGGATATGTTTTATTAACTATACCATTCATTTTACTAGATTTAGCTATATAATCCTTGTGTTTAACTACAGATATTGGTTTGTCAGCTATGTATCTTGATACTTCTCTGGGATCTACTCTCCATAGAAAATCATTATCACAGAATAAAGCGTAACCGCTATAATTCATTATAAGGGGTATATAAAACCTAGTAAAAGAAAACTCAGTAGATTCTCCTTCAACATCTTCTCTACCATACATACCGTTTTTCTTTAATACTGATTTATCTAAATAAGTTATTTTAGCTTCTGGCCAAAACTTTAATATAGATTGTCTACAAACCCTGCTTGCTTCAGGGTACATTGAGTCGTGCCCTATAAATATTCTAATACTTTTTGGTTTTTTATTCATGATTTACTTTTTTACCTGATGTTTTTCTTGTTATGTCGTCGTGATTAAACTCTGCCCAATATAATTCAAATGCAACTCCAGATTCTTTACCTTCAAACTGATGATATTTACCTGGTTTAACCATTGTAAAATCACCTGCTTTTAATATAGTTTCGTCAACAAGACCTTGATCTTCTTGCCAAACCCTTATTATCATCTCTCCAGACTCTACAAAAAATCCGTTCCATTTAAACTTATGCTCGTGCTCAGAGCACTTATACCCTTTATTAAATTCTATTCGGTGAAACTCTAATACACCGTTTTTATGTATCATTTCGGTTGCACCCCATACTTTTCCTGCTTTCATTTCTTTTGATTGTGTTTAAAGTAAGGTCTTTTCCAATTTTGTGAAGACATTGGAAACCTTCTATTTATTATTACTTGTTTTTTAGTCTTTTCTAATACACCACTCATATCTATCCATTTATCCCTTTTGTTTTCTTTATTATCTGTTATCTTAAAGTTTTCTAAAGTGTGTTTATCTTTATTAGAAAAATGAACGCTACACAATATTCTTGGCCCAACAGTGTCTACCTTGTGATATTGGTAAGACGGTATGTATAGCAAATCGCCTGCGTCTAACGTGAACTCATCTATAATAGTTTTAGGCTTATCTGGTATAGACTCTTTATACATAGTCCATTTTACATTACCGTATTGATGAAATAAAAAGTTTTCTGTTTGATCTCCATGAGCTGGAAAGCTTTTAGAACCTGCTTTAGGAGAAGCATATATATTTACTTGACCTCTTTTAAAATACTTTTCAAACTCAAAAAGCATATCAACAAGTTGTTTACTTTCGTAGCTAGCAAAAGGTATAACTATTGATTTACCTTTTTTCCACAGTTCGTGTATACCGTGTTTGGTATACATCGGTCCAGTATCTTGTTTTTTTCTTCTTTTATCTAAACACCATCTATTACCTTTATCATCGTGATCTAATATTTGAAGATGAGGTACGTGAGGGTATCTATTTACATATTTGGTTAAATGACCCCAATGAAATAAGTCTTTAAATTTATTTCTTCTAATAACTAAATGTTTTTTACCCCAGTATTCTTTAAAAAATAAATCTACTGATATTGGGTCTAGTATTTCTTTTAATGTTATTTGTTTTTCCATATCTTATCCGTCGCAGCTTAAACAGTTTGGATCCATTGCTTGTTTAGCTATATCACCTCTAAGAACTGATTCAGTTCTCATATAATATAAAGTTTTAATACCTTTTTTCCATGCATCTAAATGAACCTTGTTTATAAACTTAGGTTCTGCTTCTGATGGAAAAGCTAAATTCAAACTAACAGATTGATCTATATATTGTTGTCTTATACCTGCTTGATTAACTAATTCTAGTTGATTGATTTCTTTGAAAGTTCTGAAGACTTCTTTGAGCGGTATATCGTGATCGCCCAATGTAATTTTCTCTAATGCTTTTACGTCCTGCACCGAGCCCCCGTCCCTTAAGATTTGGTCCCATATTTTTTTATTATTTAAATTATTTTCGTTTAAAACCTTTTCTAGCGTAGGGTTTTTTCTAATAAACGTTCCTTTAGCTGATTGATCTGTAAATACATTTGCTGCCCAAGGTTCTACTCCTGGCGATATGTTTCCACTGAGTTTTGAATTACTAACAGTAGGCGCAACAGCACGCAGATGAGTATTACGCATACCAGTACCAACGCACCAAAGAGGTTCGCCATAAGACTCAGCAAGTGCCATACTAGCCCTTTCCGATTCGATTTTAATTTGCGAAAATATTCTTCTTGTTTCATATTGTGATAATAATCCTTCGAAAGGTAAACCTTTCTGTTGTAAATAAGTATGCCATCCGACTACTCCTAATCCTAAAGCTCTGCCTTTTTCAGCAGATCTTACTGAGTTTTCAAACCCTCTTCTATTTTTTGCTTTCTGTATAAACTCTTCTAATACACCATCTAAAAACCATATACTATCGTATATTAAAT